CTCTAAGCCAGCCGCCGGACACAGTTGATCCTGGCACGATCACGCCAGAACAGATTGACGATCTGGCTGTGAACTATCTACGAGATCCGTTTTTCCTCTACAGCGGTCAGGGCAATCTGTTCCAGCCGTATGGATATGCCGGCGGCACTCTGGTTGATCTGCTGCAGACACGCCGTATGACGCCGCCACAGCAGGCCGCAGCCAACCTTAATCTATTCGGGAACCCAAGGGACTTTGTGTGATGGAAGTTGACCTCGAAGCTGCAGATGCCGCCTACCAAGCGCTGTCTGAGCAAGAAAAGGAATTGATTCGCGAGGCTTTGGACAGCCCTCTGGCAGGCGTGCTTGCCAAGGTGTTTCCTGAGCTGATGCGCTCACTCGGCAGTTTCAATCGGCCTCGCCGCAAGATGGATGCAGCACAGCAGCAGATGGCGGCAAGGATGCTGATGGGATGAGCAAGCAGACATTTGTGTATCGTGACGGCAAGATCGTTGCGAAGTCAGAGGCCGGCCCTAGAGCCGGCCTAAATATTATGCGCGACATCGAGCCGTACCAGAACATGAAAGATTTCGGTTGGATCACCAGCCGTTCGCAGCACCGCGAGTTTTTGCGGCGCAACAACTTTGTCGAAGTAGGAAACGAGCAAAACCACTTATTTGAAAAATGACTGAACAAGAACTCCCGCTTGATAGCAC